CTCGGAACACCCGTAGGAGACGATCTAACCCCCAAGGAGATGATGAAGGCAGCAGGCCTTGACTGGACTGTAGAGAAAGAGGATGTCTTCTACAATCGCGCTGGAGAGATGGTACGCGCACCGAAACGTCAAGCATTGATTCGTTCTTCTGATAACAAGTATCTCGACATCGTTAGCGATAACTGGGTGCCTGTTCAGAATGAAGAAGCGTTTGAGTTCTTTGATGAGTATGTGAAAGCAGGAGGCATGTCAATGCACACCGCTGGTTCTCTCAAAGACGGTCAGATCATTTGGGGTCTGGCGAAAGTCAACGAGTCGTTCAGTCTCTTTGGCGGCAAAGATGAGGTAGAATCTTATCTCTTGTTGTCTAACCCTCACAACTACGGCAAAGGAGTTGATGTACGATTTACACCAATTCGTGTAGTGTGCAATAACACCCTGTCACTGTCGCTTGAAGGCAAGGCATCGTTGGGTATTTCTTTGAACCACAGTTCACAGTTTGATCCCGAAAAAGTTAAGTTGGCACTTGATGAAGCATCTCAGAAGATGGAAACTTATCGATCAATGGCGCAGTTCTTGACTGAGAAACGATTCACACAGGACACTTTGTTTGAATACTTCAACCGAGTATTCCCGAAGACTACCAATCGCAAGGGTGCTACATCTTTCGATGAACTCATGAAGCAGTTTAAGAAAGGTGAAAAGGTTGTGTCTCGCAATGCTCAACGAGCAATGGAAGTTGTTGACACACAACCAGGATCGCAGTTTGGTGCTGGCACCTTTTGGGCGGCATATAACGCCGTTACTTACATGACGAATCACGAGATGGGTCATAACCCTGACACTCGTATGCAGTCAGTCTGGTATGGCACGAACAAGGATCGAAACATCGATGCGCTTGGTCTTGCTGTTGAGTATGCTGAGAAGGCATAAGAGAGTGGGGTGTGTAATGCACCCCTTATTTAAACGATATAAATATCAATCCATTAACGGATACAGGAGTAAGTAAAATGCGTGACTTTATTTTAAAAGTTTGGAATCTTTTTTGTAATATGTTGCCTTCAATTGATGTCGATAAATCCGACAATTCTTTTTCGGTCGAAGTATTACCTTCGCGTTTGGCATTGGAAGCAATGACTAAGAAAGAAATTGATGAGATGGCTTTAGATAACTATGGAATTTATCTCGACAGTCGTAAGAAGAAGTCTGTCATGATTGATCAGTTGTTCGAAGAGTTCTCCAAGTAATGGAGGAGATCATTAAGGATAAAGTTCAGGATTCTAACTATAAAAATTTCTTCAAAGAAATAGAACGCATCTGTGAAAAAGATAATCTCGATTACATGGATGCTATTCTGGATTACTGTGAAACCAAAGGAATGGATGTCGAAGTGGCGGCGAAATTCATCAACACCAACTTAGCAATGAAATCGAAGATTCGATTAGAAGCTGAGAATCTAAATTATCTGGAGCAAACTGCTCGTCTACCTATTTAATTAGATGATTAAATCTCTTGACTTTGAAAGAGATTTATACTATACTATGATTTGTGATTATGAATAAAGTGAACAAACTGTAATACATTGCATATAAAACATACGAGGAAAAAATATGAGTGATTTCGCACAACTTAAAAATAACCGTAAGTCTCAATTCGAGAAACTTACTCAAGCAGCAGAGAAACTTGGTAGCAATAACAAGAAGTCGAATGCTGATGAACGATTCTGGAAACCTACTGTCGATAAATCGCAGAACGGTTCAGCAATCATCCGCTTCTTACCAGCACCTGCCAACGAAGATGTTCCATTTGTTCGTTACTGGGATCATGGATTCCAAGGTCCAGGTGGTTGGTATATCGAGAAGTCTTTGACTACAATTGGCCAAGATGATCCTGTGAGCGAGTATAATAGTAAACTGTGGAACTCTGGTAGAGACGAAGATAAAGAAACTGCGCGGAAGCAAAAGCGACGATTACATTACATCTCTAATGTTCTTGTGATCAAGGATCCTGGCAATCCAGATAATGAAGGTAAAGTATTTCTATACGAATACGGTAAGAAAATCTTCGACATGATCAACTCGTCGATGCATCCTGAGTTTGAAGATGAAGAAGCGGTCAATCCCTTTGACCTCTGGGAAGGTTCAAATTTCCGACTCCGTATTCGTCAAGTAGAAGGTTATCGTAACTATGATAAATCCTCATTTGATGAACCAACGGCTTTATCAACTGATGAGGAAGAACTTGAAAAGATTTGGAAACTGGAACACGGACTCGTTGAGTTTGTGTCGCCAAGTAACTTCAAGTCTTATGATGAACTGTCACAGAAACTTGCTAAGGTTCTCGGTGAACAGTTTCAAAACACAACATCTACTGCTGAAGAAGTTCCTGAAATTAAATATGAGGCACCTGTAATGACACTTAAACCTGCCGCTGAAAAACAGGCACCTTCATTTGATGACGATGATGACTCTCTTGATTTCTTTAAGAAACTCGCTGAAGACTAAACTTCAGGTTCGTTGAGTTTTACTACCCCTACCCCACTTCGGTGGGGTTTTTTATGACTGTTGTAACAGAGTTCCTGCTAAGAAAGCATCTTTAGTCTTCAGACCACCATTTGCGGGATGTGACTGAGACTTGGACATCATTCCTATCGGCGTAGGTCTTGATCCTACGCGGATTGACCGCGGTTTATTCATAGGCATAGGCACTACAACAACCTTGTTTTCAGAAGCGGCCGGTGGGGTTTCTAAAATACTATTTGCGATTGATGTACTAGGTCCGACTGCGAGATTCATTTCTCCTTCGCCTGATATATCAGATGAAGCACCAGCAACACCTGAAGTGCCTGAATCACCAGCAACACCTGAATCACCAGCAACACCTGAAGCACCAGCAACACCTGAAGTGCCTGAAACACCTGCAACACCTGAAGCACCTGAAGCACCAGCAACACCTGCAACACCTGAAGTGCCTGAAGCACCTGAAGTGCCTGAAGCACCTGAAGTGCCTGAAGCACCTGAAGTGCCTGAAGCACCTGCACCAGCAAGAAAATCAAGTTCCAATACACCCGCTCCCGACTCTGGTATTGGTGGTACTGGGTCTTCGATAATGTCTATTTGTTTCTGTAGAACTTGTTTCGTCTCGTCATCGATATCGTCATCACCGATAATTGCTTTCATCTCAGGAACAGTTAGTTCTGAGACTCTGTTTAAATCTACTTCTGAATCACCAACATAGTCGTGATCGTATATTCCTTTCTCAATAGCAGACTTTAAAGACTCTTCATCTTCTGGATATTCTGCATTGCTTTCAAACCATGAACCGATATATTCCTGTACAGGTTCATAAATCTCACTTTGTTTCTCAGCATAATCAGATTCTTCTGGGTTCGCGGCATCCCATTCATGCGGGAATTTTTCATACGTCGTTTCGCCGTCAGGATTACCATAAACAGCATTATAAACTTCTCTTATGATTTCTATGGCGACAACCGGTAAAGCAGTGGCAATCCCGCCTACACTTCCGGCGACAGATAAACCAGCACCAGCGAAGTCACCTTTCGCCAATTGTGTGACAGCAATCGCACCACCAACCAACCAGCTAATTCCCGGAACTGCCTTGCCTGCTAAACCTGCCAGTTTCTTTGGTGCTACTGTTTCGATTGCCGATGTTACTGCTGCCTTACTTACTGCCTTCGTAGCTGCCTTCGTGGTTGCCTTCGTAGCTGCTTCTGCGCCTTCTTGACCAAGTGCCTTCGTGGTTGCCTTCGTAGCTGCTTCTGCGCCTTCTTGACCAAGTGCCTTCGTGGTTGCCTTCGTAGCTGCTTCTGCGCCTTCTTGACCAAGTGTCCCAGCGGCCTTAGCGAGGCCTTTTTCGGCAATCTTTTTACCAATAACTTTCCCTGTTTTATGAGCTACAATGCCAACTCCCGCAGCGGCCGCTGTTAGTCCAGCCAACTCGGCAGCACCAATTTCGCCGTCGCCCGATTCGGCTTCCACTTGCTCAGAGTATAACATACTACCAACACCGAGTGCGGCCGCTCCTATTTGAGCGCCAAGTGCCATTAACCCGCCCGTCGCTACTGTTTTATCTGTTTCTCCTGCATTCTTTGCCTTTCCAATTAATTTATCTTTAAAACTAGGTTTTGATCCTTCTATCGCTTCTTCATCCTTCGCTCTTTCATGGTTTAAGACTGCTTGGCGATTACCATCATCTGCCAGCGCAACCGCATTTTCAATTCCACCAACTCTACTGTTGAGATAAGCTATTTGTTGATTGACTTGATTTAAGTTTGATGACAGTGTAAGAACAGACGCGCTCAACGCCTTTAATTTATCAGAAGAAAAGTCGAGGAAAGTATTCTTGGGTATGATCAACGAACCCTGTTCTTCATCGAACATTTTTTCTATGTCATAAGGTATTTCAACATCTTTGTTTAGTGTTGATTCGACTTCATTATAATCATTTACATTTATATCGAGTGACGGCAACTCAGGTACGGTTGGCATATTGAGCTCAAGAACATTTGAAAAGTCAACTAAAACTAAAGATGAACCTGATCCTGTTGCCGACGATGAAGGAGTACCGATTTCACCGGCCGCGCCAAGGGCACCCGGCGCCGCCGCATCATCTTCATCGTCACCACCAAATAAAGAACCTATGGCACCTATAGCGGCCAAAGGACCACCCTTCTTCATAGCGCCTTTCATCAGGCCTTTGCCTTTGCCCATTGCGCGGGCACCCTTGGCAACACCTCTTCCCACTGCTGAGGTACCTTTACCCAGTTTCATGATAATTTTTATTAATGGTCCGATCATGCGTAGTACCTTATTTTATTTTCTGGCATCTTCTTCTTTTTTAATCTTTTCTTCTAACATCATAACATATATGTCCCGTTCAAATGGAATCATATTTTCAATTTCTGTCAATGTAAATTTGTGATACTGAGTTATGTCGAAATTGATTTTATATAAGTTTTGTAAACTCATATAACTCAGCCCAATAGAAAAAAATCTTCTATTTTCCTGAAATAAACTTTCTTGTCTTCCCCCTTGCCGTTCGTGTACTCAAAAATGTGTTCTATCTTGGGTACTCGCGTAAAGAAGTCCGTGATCTTTTCATATTGACTTTGATCTAAATGATTAAGAAATTCATCCTTGTCTTCTTCGGGCTCTTGACTCCAAGGGTAAGTGGTTTCTTTATCAAAGACATAATCAATACAATGCTTAACCGTCTCTGATGCTATATCTAAAACATCATCGATATCTGCGATTTTCTCAGATAACTCCATAGTCGGATACTTCATCATAATGCCAATATCATCCGTGAGTAATATTTGTTTATTCGCGTCTTCTGGAAAAGTTACTTCAACCTCATCCAAATTGAGTTTAAACTCATATGTTGTTTCATCAGTACTATCTCTGACAGTGAATGAAATTTCATTTCCAACGGATACTGATCGTGCTTTAATAAACAAATATTCCATATCGAATACAGTGATCTTATCTATATCAAAATCATCATTTAAAACGCATGAGGTAATCACTTGTTTAATCGCATTTATAATATCTACTCGTTCACCACTTTGTTTGGCAAACAGCAGGACTTTCTCTTCTTTGACCAGAAACGGCCGGTATAAAATTCTCTCGCCAGTTGACGGGAGTTTCATTTCAAAAGTTGGTACGGCAAGTTTGGGTAACATAATATTCCACCTTAATTTAACTAATAGTATAATCTACAAATTGATATTGAACACTTACTTTCGCAAGTTCGTCGGAGCTGCCCCAAGACATCTGTACTTGGTCAACGGTTGATGGATACATATCATACAACTTAATCGTCTTGACTATTTGCTGATCAGAACCATATAAAACTATATCAGCATCAACAACATAAGTACTGAAATATGATGCTGTGTAACGGCCATCTCCAGCCCCTCTGAAATCTACAATCTTATTACTCCAGTCGTTTAGAATTTTTAAAACTTCACCGCTGTTATCAATTAAGTGATTTACCGCAACTGCTGCCGGAGTAAATGTATGGGGTACTGAGTAAGTTTTTCCTGTTCCGTATGCTTTATAACCATCAACAGAAGCAAAAGAAACTCCTGGTAATGATACCGACTCCGCTCTTATTCTCAAGAGTTCGCCGCCACCAACAGCAGCAGGAGGTATGACTATCACCTCATAGTTTGCTGCGTGTAAATATCCATCGGTGTTGATGGTGTCTTTCATGTCTTGAATACTGAATGCCATATTTTTTATTTCCTAATAACTGATTTCCTTGAATCCTTCCAGACCGATGACTTTTTCTTCTTCTTAAAACGCTCTGTGGGTAACATCAATGCCACATCCCATTCTTCAGCAGGGATATACAAATACCTCGACCTAACATGATTTTCAAGGTATCTTTTCACGCACGGTTGGAAATATTTGAACTTTGCTGCGCCTGCTAATAGACTATAAGACATCTTCAGTTTTTTAGAGTCTCTAACAGCATCGTTTTTCTCAATAGTATATAGTGCGTCCATCAGTCGTGCGCGATATACTGGAGGAAGATAATGTAAGTTCATACCAAGAAATCCATCGCCATATCTTTCCATTACAAAAATAAGAGGAAATCTATCATAGTATGGCAAAGTGTTTTTATGTTTTGGATCATAAAAGAAATGATACATGCGACCTATGTCAGTTTGCGTCAGTTTGTTTGATAATCGTTCTTTGTTCCTCATCTCTTTCTGAACATTGACCTGGCCAACTGTCATTGCCTGATCACGGAACCAATCCTTCGACTCCTCAGACCCAGCTTTGACACCTGCTGCCTCACCTTCTTTAGCGATTTTCTGAAAGATATATGATGCCACTATTTTATCCCCAAATCATGTTCTGTCATAATGGAAAACTGCCATCCTTTTTTCCTACAATAGTCTTCTGCTGCAATCCATTTAGATTTATTTACTCCCCAAGTCTGCACTTCGTATAAATACTTCTTAGTGAGTTTTTTCTGAATCTTTGGTTCAACTGTTTGTGCTTTTGGTTTTACCTCTATAACCACGACATCTTCTTTTCCTTCTCGGTTAATTTTACGAACCCAGAAGTCAGGAAAGTATCTATGAACCTTGCCGTCGATTGGTGAACGATATGGTATGATCAGTTCTTCGCTTGCCCATTGTTTTACATCAGGATGTTTGTCTAAATATTCCATTAAACGAAACTCCCACCGCGAACGATAGACAATATTAGATGAGTCGCCTTTGTATTTATGCGGGTTATAAGGTTTAAAAACACCTTGATAATATCTAGGCATATCTACATCTTTCTCCGTGCCATATCTGATAAGTTGTATAAATAAAGTAATCAGTTACACTATTTATAGTTATAGGAAATATAGATGTCACAGTTACCAACGTCAATTGAGATTGGTTCATTACAAAGAAGTATTGATAATATCAATGTCCAACAATCGGGTGTTACTGGTGTCAATACATATTCACCAAATTCAACCAACGGAACAAGTGTCACCGCACTGAAAAACACTAATAGTACTCAGTCGGGTTTGAATGCCATACAGTCTACCATATCTTCTGGATTGGCGGATGCGGGATTCACTTCTACACAAATAAACAGCCTCACAAACAATATTGTATCAGATGCGGTTAATAAGAAGAATTCTTTAGCTGATAGTGCGACCGACAGCACGGCGGGGACTGGTAAATCTGGTACATCAAATGTCAAGAGTAGTAAAAGCAATCCCGACACTGAAGCAGAGAAGGCACGCAAAGCACAAGGTGAGGGGGCGGGGGAATCCATGATGTTTCCCGCTAATCTCGAAAATGCAGCGCACACTTACTTGAAATTAAAATTTCTTGCGTATAAACGAACAGACGCGCAATCTGAAGGAACTACCGGACCGGCTGGAGACATTTATTTGCCTTTACCGGAAAATTTCCAACAAGATTTAAATGTGTCTTATGATACTCAGGAAACAGGTGCTACTGGCGCAATCAGAGAACAAATGATGGAATCTTTCGAAGGTGCTGATAGTGCGGGTGAGAAGGCCCTCGCCGGGCTCGAGACGGCGCTCAGTGGCGGCGCGGCAGTGGTGGGTCGCGCTGCCTTTGCGGCCGCAGACTCCGGTCCTTTACCAAGCTTGGGTAGTGTAATACAACAAGAAATGGGTCAAATTTATAATCCACACCCTTCTGTGTTCTTCAAAGGTTTACCGCTTCGATCATTTAATTTTTCATGGAAACTTGTGCCTCTTGATAAGGATGATGCATCAAACTTAAAAAAGATTATTGATGAAATCAAGTTCAAGATTCTCCCAAGTGTGTCAGACGATTTTATGGTATATCCCGATTTGCTTGAGATTAAGATTGAGGGTAGAGGAGCAGAACAATATGGAGTATTCAAAACCATGTTCGTTGAAACATTTTCAGTTAACTATACAGGAGAAGGCACTTCCGCATTCTTTAATGATGGGTCACCGGTTTCAATCGCTCTGTCAATGCAGTTGAGAGAAGCTGAATTGTTTACCAGAGAAGATGTTAGAGAGGGTTCCTAACGATGGCGATTAACAAGCAAAGATCGTATTTCAGTAAGTTTCCCTTGACGCAATATAAGGGACAACTTTCAATTAATATTTTGAAGAGAGTTGGACTGTCAACATCGGTCAAAAAATACTTGACGGCATTTTACACTCACACAATGAAGCGCGATGAAACGGTTGATGAACTTGCTTTTAACTACTACGACGATGTTAACTACGATTGGTTGGTTTATCTGGCAAATGACATTATTGATCCACACTATGACACCTCTATGTCTGGACTTGACTTTGATCAATATATCGTTAAGAAGTATGGTTCTCGCCGCAATGCGATTAGAAAAATTATTCATTATAAGAGTGATTATCAATCTGATGATACAATCTTATCTAAAAGCGGATATGAAGCACTGTCACCGACATTTAGTCTAGGTGAAAATATTGACCCAGATTCAGTTAGTAATGTTAAAAAGTATTGGGCACCTTTAGTATCGGCAATTGGAGTTGTCGGTTACGAACGATCCAAGGAAACCATTTTATATAACACAAATAAGATTATGTCGTTTGGTTTTACGACTCCAATGACAACAGCATTTACACTTGGTGACATAGTTGAGAGAGACGAATATAATCACGGCGAAATTGTTTTTGCGAATACATCTGTTTGCAATGTTAAGAATGTATTAGGTGATTTTACATCCGGTAGTAACTATACTATTACCAACGATGCCGGTGTAACAGCAACAGTAAATGCTGCCTCGGTTAAGACAGATAGACAAGTAATTCCCGCGGCCGAGGTTGTCTATCAAAAGGCAGTTTCTTATTATGATTATGAAGTTGAATTAAATGATAAGAAAAAAGAAATCTTTTTAGTTGACAAGCTCAACTCAAAGACCTTGAGCAGCCAACTCACCGAATCTATGAGGTAATCTAGAGTATGGCGGAAACAGTTGACGCGGGTTCGGTAGAACTTGATAGTATAAAAATCACAACCTTTACTGGTGGTAACCCTCAAGAGATATCACATCTTGTAACGGCTGTAGATATCTTTGAGTCTTTAGATAATTATACTATAGTCTGTGACATTATGGTGACGGAAGGCATTGAACTTATGAACTTTCTTCCCATAGGCGCTGAAGAGAAAGTTACTTTTAAAATAAAAACACCCGCGAGTGGCAAGGAGATTTCATATAATTTCTTTGTAGAGAGCATCACGAACATGCAGTCAAATGACATGTCCTCACTGAAGTCATATGTTCTTCGGTGCGTGACAATGGACGCGATGAAAAATTCTTATAGTCTGTTTACTAAAAGATATAAGGACATGGAATATGTTGCGGCGTTAAAGGAGGTTGTTCAGAAAGACCTCGGTAGTGGTAAGACAATAGAAACACCGGATGGAACCAATGGATTTTTTGATTACACTGTAAATCGTACCAGACCCTTTCAAGTAATAGATTTAATTTGTGAACGAGCGGTGTCAAAAGAACATAAAGGTTCTGATTATATATTCTACGAAGATAATGAAAAATATCAATTCTTGACAATAGAACATCTGATTGAGACACGCAAATCAAAGGCAAGTCAGTTTGAGTTTGAATATCCAACAGGCACAGGAGCC